TCTGAAATGGCTTTAGCCCTTTATCATGACAAAGAAAAAAGCAACTGAGGAAATGTTCAACGAGTTGCACAACATGGTGACTCAAGAACTCCTCAACCGTATTAAATCTGGGGAAGCCTCTACTGCAGACCTCAAGGCAGCGTGTGACTGGCTTGCCAAGAATGACATCAGTGGTGTCGCGTATCAGGGGAACCCGTTAGAGAAACTGGCGACCATTATGCCGAAGGTAGACCCTGAACTTGTACAGAAGAGGCTCTATGGCAGGCAACACGTCTAATTACTACAAGAAGAACCCTGCTGCTCGTAAGCGTCGTCTGAAGCAACAGGCTGAATACAACAAGACAAAGAATGGTCTAAAGATTCGTACTGAAGCTAACCAGCTCAACAGAAAACTTGGTACATACGGTAATGGTGATGGGAAAGATGCCTCCCACACTGGACCTAACAGAGGGAGGCTTGAATCCCCTTCTGCCAATCGTAGGCGCCCGAGAACTGGTAAGAAGTACGCACCTAAGAAATGACTCCCTTACTTCCTAGTCCTGATCACTACCTCCACAACCTAATAACGATGAACAGTTCCGAAGCAAAGCGGCTGCACCGTCGTGCAATCAAAGAACACTTTAATTGTCAATGTGTCTATTGTGGATTTACTTATGAACCTGATGAACTCACTCTTGATCATGTCCGTCCTCGCTGTTTTGGCGGCCCATCTCTTACATCAAATCTTGTACCCTCCTGTAAGAAGTGCAATCAGGCTAAAGGCAGTAACAACTGGCTCCAATGGATGAGAGAAACCTTTGGGGTTACCTCTCGTGAAGAGCTTATTCTCTCTCATATCAACTAATTATGCAACCGACTAGAGCTCAAATAGCGACACGTAATAGGAAAGAACAAGAACGCAAGAAGAAAGAACAAGAACGTAAGGCTGCAGAAGCTAAGCGTCCTCGTCCTGGTGCTGGTAGCCCTGCTCGTCAGGCAGAACTAAACAAATACAAGAAGGCTGCTGCTAAACCTGCACCTAAACCAGCTGCTAAACCTGCACCTAAACCAGCTGCTAAACCTAAGCCGACTGTAGCTGACTACCAAGACGCTCAAGGTAATACCTATGACGGTAACACTGGTCGTCTAAAAGCAGCAGCTCAGACACGTCCAGCAGCCTCTGCAGACGCTCAACCTGTGCTTAGGTCTCCTGCTGCCTCTGCTCCTATTCATGCTTCTCCTGCTGCCTTTGGCTCTGCTCCCAGGCTTCAACAGCAAGCAGCAAGTCCCTATGTGGGATCCTCTGCTGCTACCCCACCTCGTCCTTCAACACCAGCTCAAGCTGTTCAACAGCAAGCACCTAATCCTTTCCAAGGTATTGGTGATATTCGTAATCAACCTCTTCCCCAGGCTCCAGTACAGCAGGACGCTGAACTATCCGCTGGTACCCAACAGTACGGTGGACAACAGCTCCAAGGTATCAATCAGAACGGTATCGATATGGAGCGTCGTCGTGCCTTCCTTGATGCTGATAACTCGTTGGCTGGTTTGAAGGCAGTAAAAGACCTTCTTAATCGTAGAAAGCTGAGTATCTCTGTGGAGAGCTAAATGGCAAACGTCGGTGATTACCTCACCATTAAAGGTGTAAAGAAAAGATGGGCGGGGGAAAACTACGGTTGGCAAACTCCCGCTTCATACAGTCAGCTAGAGAAGCAAGGTAAGTTCAAGGTAGGTGCTCAGTTCTTGGATAGGCTGGGTAGCTACCTTGGACCTGCTATGCAAAACATACAGGGCTTTCAAAAAGAGTTCCGTAAAGCTACCGACAAGATCCCAGGTATGCAAGCTGTTGAACGGGCTGTCACTGGAGCAATGATACAGGAAGATAAACTACCTTCCTCTGTCGTTACTCGTGGTGGTGCTGTCGTAGCTCAACGGGCTGGTAACGCATTGAACATTGACCCACGATTAGCTGGTATTGGTGGCTTGTTGATTGGTGGTGTTCATACATCTGGACCTAAGGCTGGTACTTATAAGTGGAGACCTACTGGGGATTTGAAGCCTCATGCTGACTTAGTTGAGAATGCTGTTGAACAAGCTCATCAGCACTTCAATAAAACAGGAACACTTAAAGGTGTTAACACTGTTATACGATCAACAGATGGGGTGCCTATTGCTCGTATTGTTAACAAAGGTAATGTTAACTTTGATCGTAGGGCTGGCTTAAGCCCTATTGCTACTCAATCAGCCGCTCCTGTCGTTGAAGTGGTAGAGGCTGCAGCACCAGGTAGATTCAAACCTAAGGAGCCCGCAGAACAGCCTAGAAGGCTAGGAGAAACTCCTTCATGGGCAAAGACACCTGAACTTGAAAAACTACGTCAGGAGCTTCTTGCTGAGGGTCTTCCAGATCCTAATCTCCGTTTTAATCCACAAGCCACACCTCCTCATCGGAAGCTTGATCGAGAAACTAAAGAACTTCTGGTTACATCTCCTCATCCTATCACTGGTAAGAAAGAAGACACCATCAAAGAGTTTTACTCTCGTAGCGGTGCTAGTGCAGAGATTAATGGTGTTAAATATAAACCTACCAAAGATAATACCTATGCTGTTCCTGGAGCAGATAAAGGGCTTAAGATAGGCGGTCAGGAAGTTACCATTTCTGGGGCTAAGTCTGCTCAAACACGAGTTAGACAAATACCTGGTAATGAAAACGTAAAAGTTGACTCTCATCAGGCTCACCATAAAGAACCCCTTAAAGACTTAGCTGAATTTGCTGGGCAGTTTGATAACAAGCGTCTAGTATTTGATACATTAGATATTGTTAAGAAGAGTTACGGCTCATCTATTCTGAATCGTTTGGATCTACCTGAGCGTCTACATCAACCTAGTTTCTACGAACCCTCTGCTCACTCTAGACTTCGTAACCAAGTAAAAGGATTCCCTGAATCTGGATTCATCCTAGAAGCTCCTCAAGGTACCAGTCGTTGGGCATTCCTTGAAGGACTTACTGATGAACAAAAAGCTAAGTACATGCCGTACTTCTTGATTGATTCTAAGCAAAACGCACGTATTGCCGATGAGGTGGGCTTCTCTGAAAATCTATTGCAGCCTGGGAATAAAGCAACTGTAAATCCATACGTTGGTAACTTTGCACAACAAGTAATGGCACCCCTCAATAAAGATGCCTTGAAACTTATTAAACAGCTTCGCAAGAATCATAGAGAGGCTCTTTAATTATGGCCCCCAATAAACAACCAAAGAACTCCTTGAACGAGCAGCAAACTACCTTAGATTTGCTCAGGGATGACCTCAAGATATTTGTTTCTGCTATTTGGGCACAACTAGGACTACCACCTCCGACACGAGCACAGCTAGCTATCTGCGACTACCTGCAGTACGGACCAAAGCGACTGATGATTAGCGCCTTTCGTGGCGTCGGCAAATCGTGGTTGGCTGGAGCTTTTGTGTTGTGGACTCTGTTCAATAACCCGGAAAAGAAGATCTTGATTCTGTCTGCCTCTAAAGAGCGGGCTGACAACCAATCTATCTGGCTACAGAAGCTGATCATTGATACACCATGGTTGGGGCATCTACAACCACGAAGCGATAATGCTCGATGGAGTCGAATCAGTTTTGACGTAAACTGCACACCTCACCAAGCACCTTCCGTTAAGTCGGTTGGAATTGGAGGCCAGCTAACTGGCTCTCGTGCTGACATTATCCTGGCTGACGACGTTGAGGTTCCAAACAACAGTCTCACAGAAATGATGCGAGAGAAACTGCTTCAACTTTGTACAGAGGCTGAATCAATTCTTACTCCTAAGGATGACAGCCGCATTCTCTACCTGGGTACACCTCAGACAACCTTCACAATCTATCGCACTCTGGCAGAGCGCAACTATCGTCCGTTTGTCTGGCCTGCTAGATACCCAGTCAAAGAGAAGATTGATCAGTACGAAGGGTTACTAGCCCCACAGATTGTTGAAGATCTGGAAGCTGGTGCAATCCCTGGAGATCCTACCGATCCAGATCGGTTTAGTAATGACGACCTACTGGAGCGTGAGGCTTCAATGGGTAGGTCTAACTTTGCACTTCAGTTCCAGCTAGACACTGCACTATCCGATGCTGAGAAATTCCCACTTAAGATGGCTGACCTTGTGGTCACCTCTGTTAACCCTACCTCTGCTCCTGACGCCGTTGTCTGGTGCAGCGATCCCAGAAATGTCATCAAAGACCTACCAACTGTCGGACTACCTCGGGATTATTACTATTCTCCAATGCAGCTCCAAGGAGAATGGGGGCCTTACACCGAGACAATCTGCAGCGTTGATCCATCGGGTAGAGGAACAGATGAGACAGCTGCAGCTTTTATCAGTCAACGAAACGGTTTCCTGTACTTGCATGAAATGCGGGCATACAGAGACGGATACAGCGACACAACACTCCTTGACATCCTGCGTGGTTGTAAAAAGTACAATGTAACCAAGCTAGTTATTGAGACCAACTTTGGTGATGGTATCGTTGGTGAGTTGTTTAAGAAGCACCTCCAACAGACCAAACAAGCCATAGACGTAGAAGAGGTACGGGCTAATGTCCGTAAAGAAGACCGAATCATCGACTCCCTAGAACCTGTCCTTAACCAACACCGACTCATCATTGACAGATCAGTCGTTGAATGGGACTTTAACTCCAATAAAGACGCTCCACCTGAAGACAGATTGCTATACATGCTCTTCTACCAGATGTCTAGGATGTGTCGGGAAAAGGGTGCTGTTAAACATGACGACAGATTGGATAGCCTAGCTCAAGGTGTTAAGTACTTCACAGATGCTATGTCGATCTCTGCCTATGAGACAGTGAAGATAAGACGACAAGAAGACTTCCTAGATCAGCTTGAATCCTGGTTAGATGATCCTCAACAAGCTGCCTCTCATATGGTGCTTGGGATGGACTTAGATCAACGGAAAAGAGCAAGACAACTAGCTGGTAAAAAGGTAGTCGCTACCTGGGTTTAGCTCTAATCCGGCCCGTATACAGGGGGAGGGAAGGTGGACCCGAACCCTGAATGGGGGAAGACATCCAAGACAATCAAGTTGTCTTGTTCATCTTCCCCTTTTACTAATGAACAGTGAGGGAACAAAGACACAACCTCCCCCCTCTTAGTTCATTCTGTAAGCACATCTACTACAGCTCCCCAACCTCCGTGAATCTAGTGAATCCAGTGAGTACTGATTGAACTCGGGGCCCGTAGCGAAGCGCCCACGAACGAAGTGAGTCTGGACAATCCCACCACTACTGATACTACTTATACTACTGTTAGGTAACAGTGAGTAGAACATACCGTAAACAACCTACCCACATCTTTAGATCTCCTCAAACTTACTCCGAACTAAAGCAACAGTACTTCGATAGTGATGGTTATGATGTCTCTCAACATAAGAGATACATACCAACTAACTATGACGACATCCGTCCTAGTGCCTATAATCAACTTGACCACCACTCATGATTTATCCATCACCTAACAACTCACAACATTTCCAACTTAACTACCATCGTGTAAGAGAAGGTCCTAATTGGTTCATGATGTACTATAAGAATATAGCTACTCCATGTCTTACTGTTAAAGATGTCAAGAATAGATTAGGTCCTGCTAAGTTCCTGGATAGCAGTAAGAACCTGTATAAATGGATGGAAGAGATGATAGAGAAGTATGGTAGTGTCGTAGAAGAAGCTGGTAGAGCTGATACGTCTTTTGCAAGTGAAGCCCTTGTTGAGAATGATAGTACACGTATGGTGATATGACTTATTCTCGTGTTGGTCCTAGAGAACAAGGTAAGAGGTACTCTAAGGGGTCTAGGAAGCCCGTTAAGGGGCGTCAAGCTAAGGTAAGGTACAAACACCTTAGGAAGAAGTATAAGCCCCTCTAGGACGATTCTGGAGGGGTCTTACATTTTTCCTCCCGTATCTGAAGCCCTCACCCGCGCACCCAGGGACGCACATTCCCCCCGTGGCGGCTTCGAAATTCACGAAAACAGTTCATTACATCTCGCTAGATATGCAATCTAGTGCGCTGTGTATCGTGTTGAACAGTGTATTCTCAATAAACAGCACTATTGATTCGCAATAACAAGTCTTATTGAGAATAGATATGCATGAATCTGTTCGGGATTCATATCAGCATAAGACTATGCGTTAATAACTCGCTGAGACATAGCTACAAGCGTCTACAAGCACTGTCTAATAACATCTGCGTATGCTGCATCCATTAAACATTACAACGCAATACAGAAGCTTATAGACAAGAGTTAACAACATACATCACGATACAGAATCGCTAATTGACA